CAGCCACGCCCAGGATGACCCGGCCTTTCAGCAGAGGGTCATTTTCCTCTGCCTCCCGGATCATCCGTGCCTGTTCCATCGGGTCCTTTCTCAGACCCTCGTTGGGTGTGCCGGTGCAGCCGTAAAGCTCCTTGATACGGTAAAGCCGCCCGCGCTCGTCCGCTGCATACCACCCCACAGAAAACGGCTTCGAGAAACCGAAGTCGTATCCCCGCCATATCTTCCAGTGCTCCGGGATGGGGAACGGTTCGATGACGTGGGTCCAGCGCTGGTCCTTGTAATGGTTCGGGTCGTTCCGCCACTCGGTGAACACCTGCCCCGAAAAGCTGTCCCAGTTTCCGTAGAGCAGCGCCTGCTTTTCGGCCTCCGGCAGCGAGGCCAGTGTGCCGATGTAGCCCGGGTCATTTTCCAGCAGCGCCGGGTTGTCAAAGACGGTGGACGGGATAAAAATGCGGGTGCGCCGCCGGGTGATCTCCTCCCCGTCCGGCGCTTTCACCTTCACCAGCTGCACCATCCGCGTCCCGGCAGGTGCCGGACTGATAAACCGTGCCTTCACCCAGCCATGCCCCACGCCGCCGGGGTTGGCCGTGGCCCGGATATAGACCCGGGTGCCGGGGCCGCTGGGGCGGTTTCGACTCATGACATAGCTGTATTCGTCCCAGGTAAAGTGGGTCAGCTCATCCACACCGATAAAGTCGAACGCTTTGCCCTGATAGTTGTACTTATCCTGTGTGTGGTTCAGGCTGCCGAAGTAGATCTTCGCCCCGCTGGGGAAGGTCCAGCAGTGACTCGAACCGTTGTACCTCGCTTTTGGAAATACCGGCTTGTAGTACCGCATGGTCTTGTCGATGAGCTCCGAAAGCTGCGGGTAAGTCTTGCGGAGGATGAGCGCCCGGTAGTGTGGGATGTGTACCTGCCGCAGCGCCTCGATAATCAGTGCGTCGCTCTTCCCGCCACCAGCAGCGCCCCCATACAGAGCTTCGTCCTCGGTGCGTGCCATAAAAGCTGCCTGCCTCGGCTGCGGCGACCAGATTACGGGGCGTCCGTGATATGTTTTATGCTCCATCCACCATCACCTCCGGCCCTTTTTCTTCCCGGCCCTCGGCCCCGATCTCCACCAGCGGTGGGGCATCGCCCTCGCTCTGGCTCTGGCTGGGTACCATTGCCGCAGCCTTTTCGGCCACAGTCATCAGCACGGTAGCCATCGCGGCGGCGTTCTTGTCGCTCATCACGCGCTCGCCGTACCGCTCGAGCTGAGCGTCCAGTAGTTTTCGCTCTTCGCTGTCCAGCTGCCGGTCGTAGCTGTCCTCGGCAGCGTACAGCACAAGCCCCGTCTCCGTGGCGTCCGCCAGCTCTTCGGCATCACTCTTGAGCAGTGTGCCTACCGCAAAGCAACGTGCGCGAGTGTCCTCGTCCAGTTTCCGATGGAGCCTGGCTCTTACCTGGGCCGCACGCTGGCTCTCGTCCACACGGCTCTGCAAATAGCTCACCTGCGCCCTCGCACCGAGGCTGGCCCGGATCGCTATCTCCCGCGCAGCAGCCTGCCGCTCTTTTGCAAAGGCGTCGCCCCGGCTGGCCTCCTCCGCCATCCAGCTGCGAATGGTGCTCTCCGGTACGCCGTACCGCCGGGCTACCGCACAGATGGAGCCAGACGACAGCATGGCCATCAGCACCTCGGCCCGCACCTTCGGCGGGTACTTCTGTCCCCGCCGGGAGCCCTTCACCGTGTTTTTGCAATACCTGCGCCCTGCCATGCTCTGCCTCCCCTCTGTAGTTCTTCCCTCCCAGTCTACAGCCACCGGAAAAACAAAACTACTGCGGACATTTTGCCCGCAGTAGTTTTGCAAGGTCTCGCCGCAGGCGAGCACGGGTTGCGGCTCCCGGCGTCTGCTGCGCTCCTGCTTGCATCCTGCTGGCCGCTGCCCCAGCCTCGGCTCCCTGTTTCCGCCACTGGCGGCGGTCGCCTCCGCTGCAGACATTTTGCCCGCAGTAGTTTCTTGTATGGCAAACAGGCCGGGTCTCCCCAGCCTCATCACGCTATGGCAATGCTATAACATCCCTGCCGCCGCTGCGTATATCCCCACGGTGCTCAGCGCCTCCAGCTCCTTGTGGTAGTAGGTCGTCCGCCCGATGTGCAGCTTCGCCACCACTCGCTCCTCCGGCATCCCGTCCAGATACCGCATCTGCAAAAGCCGTTTGCATACCGGGTCTGCGGCCTCGTAGTAGTCCATCGCCAGCGCGATCACGCCCGCCCAGTCGCTTTTTCCCTGCCCACAAGCCCGCAGCTCTGCCCGCACCCGTTGTTTCTGCTCTCTGGTCAATTCCTCGCCGCCTTTCTTTCGCGCGCATCAAAACGCAAAATACCGGTATTTTATCTGTCAGGTGCGAACTTTCGCACCCTCCCGCTTCACCATCACCACATAGCAGCGCAGCTCGTCTGCGTCCCAGCCCTCTTTTTCGTCGCCCAGCGCTTCCGGCTCCGGCACGACGCACCGCACGAACTTCCAGCCCGGGTATCTCTGCTCCCACCAGTAGGCGTTGTCCTTGCAGTCGGTGCAGCCTTTGCGCAGCTGCTTGCGGCTCCATCGGGTGTCGTTGGGGGTGTGCTCCACCGGCAGTGTCAGATTCCTCGTCTCATACCACCGCATCTGCCCGTGCTTCTCGAAGTAGGTGATCAGGTCATCCAGCCTGTTTTGCAGATTTAACCGGTCGGCGTTGGCCGTGCCGAGGCTCTCCACGCTACCGTCCGGCCAGCGCACGGCCCATTTGTCTTCCAGCAGCTGCCGGAAGTCGGCGTTTTGCCGCATGGTCAGCCCTTTGCACTCCACCAGCAGATGATGATGGTAGCGCCCGCTCTTCCGTCCGCAGCCGGTCAGGCCCATGACCCGCAGCTCCACGTCTGCGCCGTATAGCTTTGCGATGGCAGCTTTCACCCGGCGGATGTAGTTGCGCAGATCCCGCTGGGCCTGCTCCATGCTCTCCGGCAAAAAGGTGTCTATGTAGGTCAGGGTCAGATAAAATCCCAGCACGGTAAAGTTTGCGTTGGCTTTCTGTACCCTCCACCGGTGTGCGTGCTGGGCGTTCCGCTTTTTCTGCCGCTCGCTGCTGGGCCTCGTCTTCTTCCGGCGCTTGGCTGCGTGCTCCTCCGGTGTGATGTGGTAGAGGTCCACCTCCATGTACCCCTCTCCGCAGAGTGTTTTCTTCTCCCGGGTATATCTCTTCTTCATCCTGTACCCTCCTGCTGCCTTGAGCTGGTAGTGTAGTTTTCTTTCCTGTGGCCCATCACCGTCACAGGGATAACGGGTATACTAGCTCCCCAAAGCGCCCGCCCGGACGCTTTTTTTATAAAAAGGATTATATAAACCGATATGCCTGCCGCCGAGCTCCCTCGGCAGCACCCATCTCGCCTTATATTTTGTCGAAGATGCCCCCGATGGTTTTCCACCGGGGGCTTACCTGTCTGTATTTTTATGGTCTTGCTGGTTTTCCCGCCGCTGCCCAGTAGCCGTAGGTCAACTCCGGCCGGCCTTCCTTTCTGGCGATGGCGTTGTAGAGTATCAGGTCGTGGACGTCGTAGTCCAGCGGCGTCGGGTCTTTTATCTTCCGCAGGACGGGCCGCTCCGGCTTCTTTGCGGCGCAGTCTGCCTTTTCACCCCGGGCATTGTTCTGGCCAACCTTCCGCATCTCTTTTCGGCAGGTCATTTTTGCGATGCCGCGCTTTATGCAGCGTCCGCCCTGTTCTTTGTAGGTATAGTAGGCCGCGTTGTCGTTGCTGAAGACGCCCGCCTCCCACAGCTCCCTTGCGGTGCCTTCGCCTATTACGTCTCCGGCTGCGTTGTAGCAGGTGTAGACGCTCATCATCCGGCCTTTCTCGCCGCGCTTCACTTCCGGCTGCCGTTCCTCAAAAGAGATTGCGTATTTCCGGTTCCGCCGCTTCTGGTTCTCGTGCTTGGCCCACTCGCTGGTGTGGTAGCCCTTCGGCACGATGCCGCTGGCTTCCAGCTCTCCGGCTGTGCCTTTTGCGAGGACTTCCCCGGTCTGGTAGTCCTTCACGGTGTAGAGATTCGCTTTTCCCATGTGTTCTCCTTTAGCTGTGCCATTGCAGCCGTAGCCTTTTCTTCCAGCTTCTTTTCGCTCAGCACCCGCAGCCCGCCCTTCCCGGCCCGGCGTCCCAGCTGCTGCATCACGGCCCGCTTCAAAAAGGCCCGTTTCTGCTCCTCGTAGTCCCGCTCGCTCTGCCGGACCCGGTCTTCGTCCGGCTGGTCGTCCACAGTGACCTCTTCCTTCAGGGCGTCCTCGGCGCACCGGCGCAGATGCTCCATCGCCACGTCCAGTCCGTCGGTATGGCCCTCCTCGTTCATTTGCCTGTAGTTGGCCAGTGCCTCTTCCTTCAGCCGGTTCAGCCGCACCGCGCCGAAGCCCAGCTCCTCGATGCAGGCCTCAGCACACAGCGTCCAGACCATGCTGGCCGCCACGTTGCCCGCCATCCGCAGCTGCTCTTGCCGCCGGGTGCGGGGGCTGTGCAGCACCGGCACCCGGAAGTCCGGGTCTACGCCCTCCGGCATCCAGCTGCGCCGCAAAGCAAGGCTCCTGTCCGTCGAGGGCATCCCCCGGTCGTTTACTGTCATGGCCACATCCAGACTCTCCTGCCCCAGCTTTTCCGCCCGGGCCAGAATCTTGTTCAGCCGCGCCGCACCGATGCCGAAGCTCTGGTGCAGCGCGATGAGGATGCACCACCTCGTCATCTCCGCCGTTCCTTCCCGCGTCAGATCAAGCTCTGTCATGAGGCTCATTTTGTTTTTCTTCATGCTTGTACTCCCTGCATTTTTTCATAACCGGTCATAAGCCCATCAGCTTGGAAAGAAAAGCCGCTTCCTTGTCGGTAAAGACGGCAGCCTTTCCAGCCTTGCCGGTGACAACTTCCAAAAAATTCTGCTTCACTGCTGTTGCGATCATATCAGCAATGGAGGACGCAGCTTTTACGCGTGCGGCAAAAGGTGCATCCGCCGGGATTACCGAGGCCACAGTGCTTGCCAGGGCAAGGCTTATGGCGGCTGCGACGTCAGCACGAGAAAACTCCGCCGGTGATTTTATGTTGACAGTGATATTGTCGCCGATGGTTTCAATGGTGATTTTCATGATTTTCCACTTCCTTTTCCTCTGGCCCGCACCGGGGGCAGGCTGTCCACCTCGTTCCGGCGGATCAACTCCCGCTCAAAGATGTATTTGTGGGGGCGTCACTTTTCATGGCTCACCCGTCTCCGCCATCAGGCGGGTCAGGTCTCCCAGCATCCCGCTCACGGTCTTGGAGAGCGTGTTGATGGCGTCCTCCTGCAGGTCTCCCGGCAAAGCCCGCACCGTAAAGCTGGCCGCCACCATCTCCTGCTTCAGCCGGGTGTTCACCCGGCTGACCTCTGCCCAGAGCTTTGCTTCGTCCGGCGTCATCTTCCGGGCGCTGGGCCGGACAGCCCCCTTGATGAGCGCCGTCAGCTGGTGGAACTCCTCTTCGCTCAGCTCCTTGTCGTCGTTCGCTGCGGCGATGGCCCGCGCCCGGTCGCTAGGCGTACCGGTGCGCATGATCTGCTCGTATTCTTCCAGTTTCATTTTTCTCCCCCCGCATTCATCCCGTACAGTGCTGCCATAAACTTTGCTTCTTTGCCCTCTACGCCCCGCGTTACCTTGAGGTCTTCCGTATCCAGCAGCATCCCCTTGATGCCCCTCGAAATCTCCTCGGCAAACTGTGGGTTGGTCGCCATCGGCCCCAGCAGATTCCTTGCCACGCCCACAAAGCCCCGGGCGGCGCACATCAGCACTTCATCCGGCGTTTCTTCTTTTGCCTCCATACCAAGCGCGACCTGTCCCTCCGCTACCTTCTTTATTTCGATCCGTACCATTGCACTCTTCTCCTTTACGCACTATGCCTGTCGTTCTTCTCTTCCGCCGCCCTCTGGCAGCGCTTCAGCTTCCGGCAGTACCGGCGCAGCTGCGCCTTTTCTGCCCGCTCGATCTCGAGCCCCCGGCCATAGCCCCAGCAGACAATGCCGCCGGCGGCCATCAGCACGGTCAGGATGGCCGCGCCCGTCCAGCTGCCCACGGCGTCAAAGGTGATGCTGTCGCCCACCCCCGCCGCGCCGATGAGCAGCGCAGTGCCGGTCAGGTAAAGCACCTGTATCTTCATTTTCATTGCAATTCTCCCTTCTCTGTGGTAAAATCATTCTGGTGATAGGCCCTTCAACCTGTCACTCGGAAGCTCGTCGGTGTTCCAGCACCGGCGGGCTTTTTGTTTTTCGGGGCCTTCCTGGCGTTCCGCTGGCAGATCTCCATGGCCTCCTGCCGCTGTTCCAGCGCAGCGTTCTTGTCGATGCGCCACAGCCTCGGCCCTTCTTTGTGGGCGGGCAGTTCGCCCCGCTGACACATCCGCCGCACCGTCTTCGGGCAAATGCCCATCAGCTCGCCGTATTGTGCCACGGTCAGATATGCGGGCAGCTGCCTCGCGTCCCAGACCTTCGCCTTCCGCATGGTCATCCCCTCCTCACAGCCACTCGCTGCAAATAGTGTCGGCCACGTGCTTGCTAAAGCCCAGCAGCTTGTCGCCCCGCTGGAACATCAGCACGGCAGCGCCCACGATGGGCAGCTTGCCGTTCGCCGTAAAGTCCGCCGGGGCAAGTTGCGTGGCCTTCTGGTTCGCAGGCTTGCACTTCATTCGGCCTTCTTCGTCCACCAGCAGCACCAGCCGGTCGGCTTTCTCCCGCGCCCAGGTGGCGTCCAGTGCCGACGGCACGGTCTCCACATATCCGCTCACCAGCTTCTGCAGGGTCTCCAGCTTCGCGCCGTCCCCCTCGTCGCACTTGAGCACAAAACTCCGGTTCTTCGCCGGGATCACGATCATGTAACGGTTCATTTTTTACGCCTCCTTATTGTCATATCCAGCCTTTTCAGCGTCCTCGATGCTCACATCGTCAAACACACCTTCCAGCACCCGCAGCACCCGGCTCTGTGCCGTGGGTCTCAGCCCCGCCCGCCGCATTGCGATCAAGCAGTAGCCAATGCAGGCCGCGTTGCTCCACGGCCCGTTCAGATTCTTCAGCATTTCTTCCATGCTTTTCTCCTTCCGTATCCATTGATAGTGTGAAATTCCAGTGAAATCAAATGCCCTTTGCAGTACACAGCGGTACTTTGTGCCACACAGCGCCTACATCCGATTTTAGCCAGCTTTTGTTTCGCTTTCCGGCATGATATAATCGTTTTAGCGATTCTTTGCAAGGAGATGGCAGGAGTGATACAGGCCCTTTCAGTAATAGCCAGTTGTGTCAACATACTTGTTCAGCTCTGGATTGCTGTATATGGCCATCATACTTCCCGCAGCTTAGAATGCGACAAACTCCTCGTGTCAGAGAAGCTCAAAGCTTTTCAAACATTTATCTCCCTGTCGTTCGAACTTTCAGCGCCTCTTTCCGTGGAGAATATCATCGACCTACGTTCAGCTGAGGCGGCAGTTTTACTGCTTTGCTCAGAGGCTACTGCTACACTGGTTAAGCGATATAGTCGTGAGCTTATCCTTGGGTCAGCTTCACCCGAGACTCATAATGCAGTTTTATTTGCTTTTCGCCATGAACTAACCGATATGAAAATACATAAGTAGGAGTAATCCTAACACCCCGAGACCCTGTGCGATTCGTGTCAGCACAGGGTTTTGTGTTACCACTGCGCCAAGTGTCACTAAAAGTCCAATGGTCGCAACCTCAAGCACCAGCACGTCCTCCGGCCTCGTGTCCTTTACTGCATCCAGCAACATTTCGAGCATCCATCTTTTCCTCCTCCCTCCCGCACTCTTCGGCGGGTCAGCGGCTTGTCCGCTTTCTCGCTGCGTGATACAATCCTTTCAGAAAGGATGTGTTTTTATGACTGCTTCTCAACTTACTGCTATTTTGTCGATTTTCGCCACAATTCTCGCCTTGGTCGCCTCTCCCATTACAGCTGTTATCAACAATTATTCCGCCTATAAGCTTCAATCTTCTCAGTTGTTTTTCAACGCAAAACTTGAAGCTTATAAAACCTTTATCTCGTTAGCTTCTTCTACCTCCTATCCCTTGTCTTCTGAAGCTGTCCTGCAACTCAGCAGCGCTAATTCCCAAGTCATGATTCTTTCTGGAACTCGTGTGAACAACGCCACAAGCATTTACTACTCCGAGTTGCTTCGTTATCCAGCGTCGCCTTCTAAAGACGAAATGGCGAAACTCGCAAATGCAAAAATCGAGCTGATTATTGCGATGCAAGAGGAACTCAAAGAGTTCCACTGATCTGTGCAATGCCTGCCAAGACAGCACTTTCGAGGCTACATATTGCTATTGCATACCACGGATACCACCGCAGCATACCTCGCGGCCCCCATCGGGCAATGACATATACGCACACCGCTGCACAAATCCATATTGCTGCCATGCCAATAATCGTTATCACTTTTCCTCCTCCCTCCCGCACTCTTCGGCGGGTCAGCGGTCAATCCCGAAAAGCTCATTCGGAGTTACGCCCAACGCTTTGCAAATTGGCACGACGTCCTCCGATGTCATCTTCTTCCGTCCGCGAAGAAGAGCATTGAATTTTTTCGGGTCATAGCCTGCTGCCCTTGCAACCGCTGATTGCTTCAAGCATTTTTCATCAATGATTTTATAAATCATCTCAGTTGCACTCATTCTGCACGCTCCTTTCATGTACAAGTTTCTTGGACATTTTTACAATAGCACAGGATTCTTGTTTAGTCAAGAGCTTTATTCAATTTTCTTGAACTTTCATCTTGACTTTTCAAGACGTGGCCTTTATACTTGCACCAGAACGAGATTTTTTAAGGAGGTGGTTCAAATGTCTTTTGCTTCTCGGCTCCGACAGGCGCGTGAGCAGGCTGGATTTACTCAGCAGGATTTAGCCAAGAAACTTGGTGTGACCAAAAACGCCATCAGCAACTATGAGAATGGTGTAAGCAGTCCAAAGTGGGAAATTCTGGTGGAAATTTTTGATATTCTTCACGTTGACCCCAATTTCCTGTATCAGGATGATTTTTCGTCCGAGCTTGCCGAAGCTCACGTCCTCACTCCCCAGCAGTCCACTCTTTTAGCAGCCTTCGACCAGCTCAACGATGAGGGCCAGACCAAGGC